GTGGTGGAATGTGTAAAAGAGGAATGAATAAAAAAGCTTACGGTAGGAATTCATAATGGCAAAACTTTGTGCAAAAGGAAAAGCAGCTGCGAAAAGAAAATTCAAAGTATATCCTTCTGCATATGCTAACATGTATGCTTCCGGTGTTTGCTCTGGTAAAATTACGCCAGGTGGTAAAAAAGGAAGTAGAAAAAAAGCTGCTAGCGGTGGAATGATGAGAGCTGGTTTAGCTAGAAGAAAAAGAGCGGGCTGTGCGTAGTTATTATTCACAAGGTGGATTAAGAAAATGGGTTGCTGAAAAATGGGTAGACATTGGAGCACCTAAAAAAGATGGTAAGTATCAACCATGTGGTAGATCAAAAGGATCTAAAAGAAAATATCCAAAATGTGTTCCACTTGCAAAAGCAAGATCAATGTCAAAAGGACAAAAAGCTTCTGCTGTTAGAAGAAAAAGACAAGCCTCTAACAAAGGACCAAAACCAACTAATGTAAAAACATATGTTTAGAAGACAATTTAGATCAGGAAGTAAATCGCCAGCATGGCAAAGAAAAGAAGGTAAGTCTGAATCAGGAGGCCTGAACCAAAAAGGTGTTGCATCTTATAGAGCAGCTAATCCTGGATCAAAATTAAAAACAGCAGTAACGACTAAACCATCAAAATTAAAAAAAGGATCAAAAGCTGCAAAAAGACGTAAGTCATTTTGTGCTAGAATGAAGGGTATGAAGAAAAGACTCACTTCAGCTAAAACAGCTAGGGATCCGGATTCAAGAATTAATAAATCTTTAAGAAAATGGAATTGCTAATGGCTGGTATAGAAGATTTAAAAAAAGGTATGTCTAAAATAGCAGACGATGAATACTATGCTAGTTTACAAGAATTTATAGAAAGAGATCCTGGAGCAAAACAATTTTTTGATCCAGCGGACATTACTTATCCTTTTATGGATAAATCAAAAAATTATAATTATAAAGGCTTTCAATCTAGAACAGATGATCCTGAAGTTGTAAAAGAATATATGGAAAAAAGAGGTATGGATAAAAAATATTCTCCAGAATCTACTTTTATGGAAAAAATAAAAGAAGGTAAATACCCAGTTGCAATTTTAGAAGAACCTGTAAAAACTGGAAGTGAACCAGAAGATTTAGATAAACTCACAACAATAATTCATGAAGCAAGACATAAAATTATGATGAAACCAGAGTTTAAAAAAATTATAGATAAATATGGTTTAAAAGAAGAAACTTTTGTAAGGTTTTTAGATAAAGAATTTTTTCCAGAAGTAAATCCTTATTTACCCGAATTTCAAAATCCAGAAGAAGCATATAAAATATATGGAAAAGCAGTTCAAGAATACAAAGACAAGTTTGGTAAACAAGAAAAAAGCATCATGAGTGGTATAAAAGGTTTTTTAAAAAATAATTCAAATGTTGATAAACCTTTATCTGATACTTCAGGTTTATACGCTAGGCCTATAAAATAATGATAGATAAATTTATGTACGCAATATTTGGTGCTATTGACAATTTCTTTGATAATATTATACCTAATCATTATGAGAGACTCAAAAACAATAGAATCTTTTCTTCAAAGAAAAGAAAAAGAAAATAAGGAAAAAGACTTATTTCGAAACCTTAAAAAAGAGGTAGATGCAGGTGCGAATGGCACTCAGAAATATGTCATTAAGAAAGGTATAAATAAGGGTAAAGTTGCAGATGTTAAATGAAGAATTAGTAATATTAAATAAATTACAAAAAATGTTAAAAGAACAATACCAATCAATTGGAGATACTATGATTGCTGGTGGTATTGACAATATGGAAAAATATAAGTATATGATGGGACAAGCTCATGCTTACTTAAGAATATCACAGGAAATATCAAGCCTGCTAAACCCTAAGAAGGAGAAAAAAAATGATACTGAAAGACCCGCAAACGTCGTCGACTTCGGAAGAACCGAAAGTTAAATCGGCATTACTAGATAAATACAAAGAAGACCATCAAAAAGAAGTAGATGGTTACGAACGTTTAAAAACAAAAGAATCAAATAAATTACCTAAACCAACTGGATGGAGACTTGTAGTTCTGCCATTTAAAATGCCAGAAAAAACTAAAGGTGGATTATACCTTGGACAAGATACTTTAGAGAGACAACAAGTTGGTTCAACATGTGGACTTGTATTAGCTATGGGACCACATTGTTATGATAAAGAAAAATTTCCTGAAGGCGCTTGGTGTAAAAAAGGCGACTGGATAATTTTTGCAAGATATGCTGGATCAAGAATCCAGATAGATGGTGGGGAAGTAAGATTGCTAAATGACGATGAAGTTTTAGCAACCATCGACAATCCCGAAGATATACTTCATCAATACTAACATACATAGGAGGAAACTATGCAAGAAGAAAACAAAACAGTGGACATTGATACATCTGGTCCAGGTGCTGACATTGAATTAGAAAACGATTCAAAAGAAACTGAAAATGAACTAGAGGTAAAAAATGAAACTAATGAAGACAATAATGAATCCAATGATTCATCTGAGAAATATAGTGAGCAGTCTGATATTCAGGTTAGCGAACAAAAAGAAGAAACAAAAGAAGATGAGCTAAAACAATATTCTGAAAGTGTTCAGAAAAGAATTGCAAAGCTTACTAAGAAGTGGAGAGAAGCTGAGAGACAAAAAGAAGAAGCTTTAACTTATGCCGAAAGAGTAATGGCAGATAAGAAAAAAGCTGATGAAAAATTGTCTAAGATAGAACCCGGATACATGAAGTCTACCGAAGACTCTATTAAATCTGGTTTAGAATCTGCTAAAGCAAGATTAGCAGCAGCTAGAGAATCAGGTGATATTCAAGCAGAAGTAGATGCTCAAACATCTATTTCAGAACTTGGATATAGACAAGCAAGATTCTTAGAAGCAAAAGCTAGACAAGAGGAAGAATCTAAAAGAGCAGAAACTGAGGTAAAACAACCTGAAGTTAATTTAAATAGACAACAAGCAGCTAGAGGAACACCTGATCCAAAAGCTGAATCATGGGCAGAAAATAACCCATGGTTTGGTAAGGATAGTGCAATGACCTATACTGCTTTTGATTTACATAAAAAATTAACAGAAGAAGAAGGTTTTGACCCTCAATCTGATGAGTATTATTCTGAAATAGATAAGAGAATAAGACTTGAATTCCCCCACAAATTTGGTACAAATAATGCCAAAGGGGAAACGACCAAACCTGTACAGACAGTTGCATCTGCAAAAAGAAGTACAAAAACAGGTCGCAGAACTGTGAGACTCACACCATCACAGGTAGCAATAGCTAAAAAATTAGGTGTGCCACTTGAAGAATATGCGAAACAACTAAATATCACGAAGGAGGTATAGGCATATGGAAAATAATAACGATAATAGAACCTCGCGTGCGAGCCAAACAAGAGAAAAAGAAACTCGAAAAAAAGTTTGGACTCCGCCATCAAGTTTAGATGCACCCCCTGCGCCTACTGGATTTAGGCACAGATGGATAAGAGCTGAAAGCTTAGGCTTCCAAGATACTAAGAATATCGCTGGGAGAATAAGATCTGGATACGAATTAGTTAGAGCTGATGAATATCCTGACTCAGACTTTCCACAAGTCGAAGACGGCAAATATAAGGGAGTCATCGGAGTTGGTGGACTAGTGCTGGCTAGGGTACCGGAAGAGATCGCAAAACAACGTCAAGAGTATTATGCGAAGCAAGCTCAAGAAAACGTTGAGGCAGTAGATAACGATCTTATGAAGGAACAGCATCCAAGTATGCCGATCAATATTGATCGACAGACTCGTGTAACTTTTGGTGGTACAAAGAAATCCTAATTTAAGAATTTCTCAAGCCAACTTAAGTAACTTAAACTAAACTAATGTCTAAGGAGGACAACTAATATGGCAAATAAAGATGCTGCTTTCGGTTTAAGACCGATCGGAAAAGTTGGACAAAATAGAGATAACCAAGGTTTAAGTGAATATAGTATCAAAGCTAACGATAGCACTACAATATACTTCCAAGACCCAGTTAAGGCGTCTGCGGATGGTACAATTGATCAAGGTGCTGCGGGTGGAAATATTTTAGGTTCACTTAATGGTGTATTCTATACTGACCCGACAACTAAAAAACCAACATGGAGAAACCACTATGAGCAAGTTAACGCTAGCGACATTGTGGCTTTCGTTGCTGACGACCCGTATGAAAGATTCGAGATCCAGTCAAACAACACACTTGCTTCAGCGCAAACTGATGTGTTTATGAATGCGGATATCGAGTTAACTGCAGGTAACTCAGCTAACTATGTATCTAAAGCAGAGCTAAATGATTCTACATTAAGTACGAACTCAGCTCAGCTTAAGGTAATTGGTGTTTCAAAAGATCCAGATAACAATGATTTAGGTTCAGCGAACGTAAACTTTGTTGTTATGATCAATGAACATAACCTTAAAGTAACAACAGGTATCTAATAAAGGAGATAAATTATGGCGATATCACGAGGACAACTAGTTAAAGAACTAGAGCCAGGTTTGAATGCTTTATTTGGCCTGGAATATAAACGTTATGAGAATCAGCATGCTGAAATATACACTACTGAATCTTCAGACAGAGCGTTTGAAGAAGAAGTTATGTTATCAGGTTTTGCTCAAGCACAGACTAAGTCTGAGGGTGCTGGCGTAGCTTTTGACAATGCTCAAGAGACATACACTGCTAGATACACTCACGAGACTGTAGCTTTAGCGTTTTCAATCACTGAAGAAGCGATTGAAGATAACTTGTATGACAGACTTGCTAGTAGATATACAAA